AAAAAAAGGAAACAACATATGGCCAAGTAAAGTTCTTGGTCAATGGAAAAAAGAGTTTCACGGTAAAGAAGAAGAAATTATCAGTGAAGTTACAAGACTTATGAATCAAAAGGATGACCCTACATTAGAAGATTAATCCTTCAACTAAATTATTAATTTATAGCCCGTTTATCGGGCTTTTTTATTGCACAAATTATGGAAAAAGAGTACAAACAATTTCAAAGTAAAGTGTTAATGCACTTAAATAAGGTTTACCAAGAATGCGGGAAAGAAACGTTCGAACTTAGAGGACATGTATTTTATGAAAGAAATAATAAAACATGTAAACTACAAATTCCTACAACTAATTCTCTTCCACCTGATATGGAAAAAGAGGTTATGCATAAATTTATAGAAAAAGCTTTTACTTATGTTCAATCTCCTTATGGAGCTTTTGCAACAGAAGCTTATGTAACTGGTATAGACATGGAAAAACTTTCTGAAGAACAGCAGGCAAAATTAAAAAGTATTAAGACAAAAGATGGACAAGAAGCGTATCTTGCTTCTTTACCTGATAGTATTTTTGATAAGAAAGAAGACAGAGTTATTGTTAATTTTATGGTTTCTAACGAGCATAAAAGTGATTTAAAGAAATCTATAATGATATTTGATAAAAAATGGCAGGGTGGTAGTTATTTACTTGTCCCAGAAAGACACCATAAGGACGGAGACGACTCGGTTCAAGTAGGTGGTAGGTTTAACGATTTAATGTAATTGATTATGAAAAAGAATATTTATTTTGTAGGGAATAACCTCTCTCTATGTTCAGATATACAATGCTGTTCGATAGAGGATGTGGTTGCTTATTGTGAACAACAACAAGTTCTTGGTTTAGATACTGAGACTAATGGTGTTGACTTTAATACAGATAAGGTTATTATGTTTCAAATTGGCACAAAAGACAAGCAGTTTGTTATTGACACTAGATATGTAGGAGTAGAACCTTTAAGAGGTGTGCTAGAGAGTAAAACTATTGTTAAAATACTGCAGAATGCTAAATTTGACTACAAGTTTATTCTTTCTTCTTTTAACATCAGACTTAACAATGTATATGATACTATGTTAGCCGAGTGTTTGATTAAGTGTGGTAAAGTAAAACCTGGTTATGGTTTAGCTGCATTAACTCAAAGATACTTGGGCATAGAGCTTAAGAAAGATGTTAGAAATCAATTCTCTAAAATAGAGGGTGGAGCACCTTTTAGTCTTAGTCAAATAGAATACGGTGCATTAGATGTAGTGTATTTACAAGGTATACGCGATAAGCAACTTGTAGAGATTGAAAAACTAGAACTAGAAGAGGTACTTGGTTTAGAAAATCGTGCTATGTTTGGTTTTGCCGAAGTTGAATACAACGGTATAAAACTAGACTCAAACGAATGGTCTAACCTTGCGTTAAGCGCTTCAACCTCCTCCAAGGATCTTGAGAGTGAGCTAGATAATCACATATTAACAGATGAAAGACTGAGCAGGTTTAAACTACCTGGCATTCAGTTAGACATGTTTGGGGGAGATCTCAAAGAAACATCTGTTTTATGGTCTAGCCCCACTCAAGTTTCTAAGGTAATAGCTGAGCTAGATCCTACGATAGAAGATACAAGTATGCGTTCTTTGTACAAAAGACAAAAAGCTTATCCTCTTATAAAAACTATTATAGACTATCGTAAAAAATACAAGTTAGTTACAACTTATGGTTTAGATTTCCTTAAGCATATAAATAAGACTTCTGGTAGAGTACATACAATGTTTTGGCAGATCTTGAATACAGGTCGTGTGTCTTCTGGACAAAGACGTAGTAAGACTAGCCCGTCACAAGCTCCTAATATGCAGAATATACCTGCAGACATACGTTACCGTAATGCATTTAAAGCTGAAGCTGGCTGGAAGATAGTTACTATGGATTATTCAGGCCAAGAGTTAAGACTTATTGCCCAAGGCTCGCAAGATCCTGTGTGGTTAAATGCTTTTGCTAATGGCGAAGATGTGCATGGTAAAGTTGCTGCTCTTGTATTTGATGTAGATATATCTCAAGCTAAAGATAAGCCTGACTTTTTACGTGGTAAATCTTACCGTGATGTAGCTAAAACTATTAATTTTGGCTTAGCTTACGGTATGTCAGAGTTTAAGTTAGCTGATACACTGAGTACAACACCTGAAGAAGCAAAGAAATTTATAGATAAATACTTTGAAGCTTTACCTGATATACAAAAGTTTTTATCAAGATTAGGTAATTATGGTAAGAAAAATGGTTATATTCGTACGTTCAGACCGTTTAGACGAATTAGATGGTTTGAAGACTGGGACAAACTCAATACTTACACACGTAGAGACAGATCTATCAGATTAGGCGAGATAGAACGTGCATCCAAGAATACACCTATTCAAGGCACGGGAGCTGATATGATCAAATTATCCTTAGCACTTATGTATGAACACATACGTGAGCATAACTTATTCGATAGAGTAAAACTGATTACTCAAGTTCATGACGAGATAGGGTGTGAGGTAAGAGAAGATTTTGTAGACCAGTGGGTAGAAACTCAACGTACAATTATGGAGCTAGCAGGTAAAAGAATCTGCAAAGATGTCGACATGATTGTAGATTATACTGTAACTGATGAATGGACTAAGTAGTACTTGTTTTTTATTTCCAGATGTAAGCGACTTTGATATGATAGAGGCTGAATCTCCAATGATATTAAAGATCGCTACACTGAGAGAGTGTGAGGAAGGTAATTATCTTCCTGTAGGTAAACCTATTAAGGTAAACCGTAAATTATATTATCAACAATTAATTAGATATAAACCTTATTCATATGAAGCATAAACTAAATTTGCTAAAGGATAAAGAGCAGCAAAAACATCTCGCTGCTTGGCAATCCAAAGGTAGGTTTGGTACTTCAATTGCAGCAACGGGTCTTGGTAAGACTCGGATGGGATTACTAGCTATACTAGACATACTAGAAGATAGTCCTCATAAAAAAGCTCTTGTAATTGTACCAACAGAAAACCTTAGAGATAACGAGTGGATAAATGAGTTTCGTAACTGGAACTGTACACATTTAATACCACAAGTAGAATTTCAATGTATACAATCTGCATATAAAATGGTCAATAGATCGTGGGATATTGTAGTTATAGATGAGGTGCACACAACACTTTCTCCTGAGTATAGGAAATTTTACGAGAACAATGCGTGGGCAAACATATATTGTTTAACTGCGACACCACCTGAGAATGATGAATACAAAAAATATTTATACTCAGTAGCACCATTAACATGCGAAACTGATATTAACGAAGCTTTAGATCTTGGTTTAATATCTGAATACAAACTATATAACCTGGGCGTTAACTTCACAGAAGAAGAGGCCAAAGAATATAGTAGAGTAGACGCTATATTTAATAAAGCTACTAATTTTCTTGGTGGAAGGTTTGATGCATTTAAAAATGCAACTATATACCGTAACAGCGGTGACGCTGAGCAAAAGAAATGGGCTAATATATTTTACATAATGATGCAGAGACGTAAGAAATTATGTTACTCTGCTAGTTCTAAGTTAGATATAACTAAACAGCTTATAGATAAATATAGCGATAGGAAAGCACTGGTGTTTTCTGAGTCTATTGATTTTGCAACTGAGCTCCATGATAAACTTGGAGATATATGTGTAACATTTCATTCTAAAATGAAATTAAAAGAGAAAAGAGAGTCTCTTAAGTCTTTTGGTGACGGCAGGACAAAGAAAAGAGTTATTAGCTCTGTAAAAGCATTGAATGCTGGTCTTAATGTACCTGATTGTTCTCTTGGTATTTGCTGTGCTGGTAGTTCTAAAGCTTTAGACGGCATACAGCGTACAGGTCGTACACTACGTTTACGTGAAGGTAAAACTGCCTTATATGTAAATCTATATGTACGAGGTACTCAAGAGGTTAAATGGGTTCGTAAAAGAACTAAAGACGATTTTCAAGCTGAATGGATAGAATCAATTAATGATATAGAAATATGAACTGGAACAGTGCAACTAAAGAATGGACACAGCTAAAAAGCTTGTCGGTTATTAAACTAGCTACTATAGCTAAAAAGTTAAGAGTTAAGCGTATGTCTGTGAAGAATATTGCTGAAGTATTAGATAAAAGTGAAAGTAGAATTAGAGAATATTTAAAAAATGTATAGTACAAGTTATTTAATAAAACAGATTGGTGAGAAGCTTACTAATTTGTTGTTAGAGAAGAATGCAGATTATGGTGATTCAGCAACACAAGGTGATGCTATTTTTGCTACTAAAAAAAATATGCAAACTCTTACACCTAAACAATTTGGATTATGCTGCCGCATAGATGATAAACTTCATCGTATACAAAACGGTGGTATTACGGACAAGACTGTTGATTCCTTGTGGGATCTAGCGGGTTATTTTATTTTAATTATAATAGCAATGCAATATGGAAAAGAACAATCAATCGAAACAACAGTTGAACAAGAGACCCAAAAAGTTAGTAGGGGTGAAAACCTCTGATCCTACTAAGGTCGCAAAAGTAATATATTTAAAAGAAGATTACGAATTAGAATCTCGTAAGGTAGAGTATGGCTATCTTAATAACTGGGATGACGCTCGTGAAGTAGCTATGCATGACATAGATGATTCCGATTGGTAGCCCCTTTATAACATTTTTAATACAGAACAA